GATCTAATGGGATACGAAGGTTGGATTAAGAAATTTAAGTCAACCAAGAAGCCAAAATGGAAAGATATTCCTAAGCATCCTCAGCCTAAGTTGTTAAGCAGAGGAAAAGTATATGATCACGAATCTATACTTTCGTGGGAAAACGATCCACGTATAACAGAATTACGTTCAAGTGGAGAATTCGACGAATTTCGTTCTCTTGGAACGTGGAGATTATTCATATCAAAAAAGACTTATCGTGTTCCAAGTGAGCAAAAGCAAGCAGCACTTAAAGTTCAACATATCTCTCACATGGATGCTGAACAGTATATGATTCGATTAGAGAATCATAAGATGGAAAAGTGGGTAAGGAAACATCCTAAACCTACAGACGCTCAGAAGAAGCAAGACTTATTCCCTAAGTTAATGGACACTGAGTGGAATACTCGTGAGCATAATGCTCGTGAGTTCATACGTAACAAAATACGTGCGAAGTATGACAAGACTAACCTTCCTGTTATAGGCCGATTTGAAACCGTAGATAACAAATGGGAGGAACGAATTATCGGATATGTCCGAGACTATACACATCTTGCTGACCATATTAATGACGATTATTATGGTAACGAGATGAACCCTATACTGAAGAAAGCTTATGATATATTTGACGCTTATTATGAGCATCATCCAAATATGTCTAATGGCTATATTCAGAATGCAGAAAAGACTATAGGTAGAGTGCTTCTACCAAGTCATAAGAACTGTCTTCAACTTACATTAGGCGAAGGAGCAGTTCTTAATATGACACAAGCATATAGTTCTGCTGCATAAAGATACTGGCTACGGACGCGTAGAACGTAAAGGCATGATCACTGTTAGATGACTACTGCAGTACACGGATCGAAACAAATCAATGCACCAGATCGTAAGCTGGAGACTTTACCCGTTTCACTGAGTAAACGGGATTTGGAAGAATGGAGCAACGGTAGCTACATGCGACACGATTTTATAGTATATAGATGTTCGCAGACCAGGGGTTCGACTCCCCTATCTTCCACGAATTTAACCAAAGAGTCATAGAACCATGTTAATTCACAACAAAACCGTATGGATCTATGATATAGAAAGTTTTCCTAATTGTTTTAGTTGTACTTGTAAAAACACTGAAACTAAAGAGATAAAAACATTTGAGATTTCGAGTCGTAAGAACCAATATGATCAATTGTTTAGTCTTTTTATAGATAGTAGTAAAAAACTATTTTGTGGTTATAATAATAAAGGATATGATGATTTAATAATGAACTATCTTATAGAATATTATAGAGTTTTCGCTACAAGCCCTTATAATGCTATATGCAGTTCTGTTAAACATATGTCTGATATTATAGTATCAGCTAAAACAAAAGAAGACAAAGATAGATTCATACATTATCAATATCTGAATTACTTTGAGTCTATGGACTTGTTGAGAATGATGTTTTCAAGTAAGCTTAGAGTAGGCTTGAAGGAAATGCAGATAACAATGTTCTATCCTAATGTTCAAGAGTATGACGGTGATTTTGATGCACCGATACCTGATTCAGAAATTGATAATATGATAGAATATAACATGAATGATGTTAATAGTACAGAAGAACTTCTTTATCGATTAAAAGATAAAGGAGAGATTGATGTACGATTATTCATGGAAAACGAATACGGAATTAATGCACTATCAATGGATAGTGTGAAGTTCGGAGAAGAGATGTTGCTTGATCAATACTGTAAGAAAACAGGATTAGATAAGCAATATGTCAAAACGCTACGTTCTCCAATGGATTACGTTCCATTGAAAGATGTAATTCTTCCGTTCATAAAATATAAAAATCCGATATTACAAGACGTTTTGGAAGAGATGAGACAACAGGTAGTCCCAACGAAAAAGGAGCTTATTCCAAAAGGTCAAAAAGCGTACGAGAAGCGTTTTTATATCTCGAAAACACGCTATTCTGTTGGTGTTGGTGGAATTCATTCTATTAATACCCCAGAAATCTTCGTTCCTAAGGAAGATGAATACATTGGTCACGCTGATGTTACGTCAATGTATCCCTCATTCATAGTACAATATGGATGGGTGCCTCGCCAGTTAGGTAAAGAATTTTGGACCATCTACACTCATGTTTATCATGAGCGCATAGAGGCCAAACATAGTGGAGCAAAAACCAAGTCTACAGCTCTAAAACTTGTGTTAAACTCTGTAACAGGGAAAATGCAGCAAGAAGCTAGTTGGATGTACGATCCGTTTACTGTCTTTAAGATACGTATAAATGGGCAATTAGTACTTCTAATGCTCGTGGATCGATTACTCGCATTGAATTGTAGGATTGTACAAGTCAATACAGATGGCGTTATGTATGTTGCAAAGAGAGTCGACGAGAATAGAATTCAGGAAGCTATTCACGAAGTCGAGCGACTTACAAAACTAGGTTTCGAAACTGATAACTATGAAGCGTTTTATCAGTACGCTGTCAATGACTATTTCGGTGTCAAAGAAGGATATTCTCAATCCAAGGATCCAAAACTGATAGAAAAGAAAGGTATGTTTATCACAGAAGCAAAACTCGGAAAGGGTCTTGCGCCATTGATCATTCCGAAAGCTGTGATAAACTACTTTTTAACAAAACAAGATGTGTCTGAGTTTATTAAATCTGATAGAGATATTAGAGATTTTTTGATGACACAACGCGTTGATAGAAAATTCAAAGTATTATATGGTGATGAACCTGTAGTACGAATGAATAGATATTACGCATCAGAAGGTGGTCGATACCTTTATAAGAAAAACAAAGAGACTGGACAAGTTTCTAACCTATTGGCAACAACAGGTGTTAAAATCTTAAATAAATTCGACAAAGAACCAATTGAAAACAGAAAGATTAACTATCGCTACTATTCTAGTCAAGCGAGAAAGATAATAGAGAATTTAGTATGTAGACAATTAGAACTCTTTTGATAACCAAATCGTTAACCTTCGAGTATAAGAGATGATTATTGAATTAGATACTAAGCTGGTTGATATAGAGCCAGCATTAAATATGAATCAGTTGGTATTCCTAAGTATGGTATTAGACAAGAATCACAAACCAAATCAAGATGTCCAAAAGATTGTCAGCCTAATTACGGACAATGAAATATCATACTTAGTTTCTCAGGGACTTATTACCTCGATAGCGAGAGGAAATTCAATTACATATCAACCAACTCCTAAACTGCTTAAGTTTATGGAGCCACCTAAAGATTATTTTGATCTTTTCTATGATATGTACCCAGTTTATGTACTTAGACCAGATGGGGTAAAATCCTATCTTAGGGCTAATGTAAATAAATGCAGACATCTTTATAATACATACGTTGGTAAAAGCAAAGCTATGGCCGAACATATCAATGATTGTCTTAGATTCGAAGTTGATAAAAAAATGAAGTCAGGCAAAATATCGTATATGAAGACTATGTGGAGATGGTTAGTTGATCATCAGTGGGAAGAATCTGAGGAAGAAATGCAAGATCAAACAGAAACTGCTAATAATACTTATGGAACAAACATCGTATAATACATTAAAGATTCGCAGTATGAGTGAAGTTTCGCAAGAAGCTATAACTTATATTGCTGGACGAAGAGATCACTCAATAGTCAGTCTTAAAACACGATGGCCTAAGTTTAATAAGCAGTGTATGGGAGGAATTGAACCGAATACTGTCTATACTATAGCTGGTATTTCTGGATCAGGAAAATCAAGCTTTGGTAATGAGATAGCAACTGACATCATAGACCTTAATCCGAGTGAAAACATTATTATTCTCAACTTCTCATTAGAGATGGTTGGCTTTAGGCAAGTTGGAAGGACGCTTTCAAATAAGCTCAAGAAAACGACTTCTGAATTGTATAGTTCTGAAAAGAACCTGGACGACAAAACCTTCGATAAGGTCGTCACAGTAGCTAATCAGCTAAAGAAGTATCCAATCTACTTTGTAGACAATCCTGGTACTTCCAAGCAAGTTGAGGAAACAATTATGGCATTCTATAATAAGTACGTAAAAGGTACTAATAAACATTTTATCATCATGTATGATCATGCATTATTGACCAAACGTGAAGGTACTGTAATAGAGACAATAAGCAACCTACTTCAAGTCTTTATACAAGTTAAGAAATTACCACTAACAAGTGTTATTGTATTAACTCAGATGAATAGAAATATAGAACAGCCAGAAAGGATTAATAACCCATTGGCACATTATCCAATGAGAAGCGATTTATCATCGTCTGACGCCATATTCCAGGGCTCAGATTATGTTCTGGCATTACATCGACCAGAGTTGTTGGGAATTCAAGAGTATGGTCCAAATAAACTACCTACTTCTCATAAGGTTTTCATGCATATTTTAAAGAATCGAGATGCAGGAGAACCTTGCATAATCGAATTTGAGAACGACCTACGATACAACAATTTGATCGAAATTTGACGTTAGACAACGTTAAACAATTTAAGGCTGATTTTTATGACACACAATACATATACCATTAAGAAGAATAATATTAACGAGAACACTTTCTTTAACGATATTTTTGCAACAACTTTTGGTACTATCGATGACACAAACACTCACGATTATTCTAAGGACCTTGATGACCTTATACTTTCTTCTGTAGCTGATAAGAATCCTGGTATTGCAGATATTATCACTCCGAAGAAGACCAATAAGTTTATTGCATTCTTAACTGGTAAGAAGACCGCGAAGAAGGAGTCAAAGATTAATACTTTGATTGACGCGATCAATTATCTTAGTAAGTATTACGAGGCTAGTGATAGCTATAGTGATGACTATATTAAGATTGAGCTTCCAGATGGCACTAAGCTGTATATTTATGGTGATGAGATTATGATTAATGATCATCTTCTCAGTCTTGAAGACTCTGCTGCTCTTATGAATTATATTACTCCTAAGAAGCAGAAGATCATCATTGATTTTGCAATTAAGCTTGCTGCCTAATCTATTATATATAACCATTAAAAGACTTATAAAGCATGGTAACATTACCTACAAGTAAGGTTCCAGCAACCTCAACTAATCCTCATTTTATGATTCTATATGGTCGTCCTAAAGCAGGAAAGACCAGTGCATTAGCACAATTAGATAATAATCTAATAGTAGATCTAGAAGGAGGATCAACATTCATTGACGCTATGGCTGTACAAGCACGTAGTGTTAATGAATTAGGAGAGATTGCTCAAGCCATTCGAGCTAAGAACACTGAAGTAGGGCATAATTTCTACAAGCATA